CAGTCGCAACGTCAATCGTCAGTATGACGATTCTTTCGCCGTTGAAGGCGCAAAAATCGGTTCAACCCTGCGTATTCGTCTACCTGACCGCGCCTTGGTGACCGACGGTGCCGCCTTGCAAGTGCAAGACGACAACGAGCAATACACAACTTTGGCTGTCGCAAGCCAAAAGCACATCGGCGTAAACTTCACCTCTGCCGAACTCACCATGCAATTGGATGACTTCGCCGAACGCGTTCTCAAGCCTCGTGTGTCGCAATTGGCATCAAGCGTTGACGCTGACGTTGCAACTGCCTACAAAGGCATTTACAACTCGGTGGGTACACCTGGTACAACTCCTTCGACATCTTTGGTTTTGCTCCAAGCACAACAGAAACTGAACGAGTTTGCCACCCCCATGAGCCCACGTTATGCGACTGTTAACCCAGCCGCCAACGCCGGTTTGGTCGAAGGCTTGAAAGGTCTGTTTAACCCAACCGGTACTATCAGCCGTCAGTTCAAGAACGGTATGATGGGCGAAGGCGTATTGGGCTTAGACGAGATCAATATGTCGCAGTCAATTGTTCAGCACACCACAGGTGTCACACCTACGGCTCCAATCGTAGCTACTGCGGTGTCTACTCAAGGCGCAACATCACTTGCCATCAGCTTCACAAGCGGCTCACCCACGTTCAAGATTGGTGACGTGTTCACCATTGCTAGCGTGTATGCAGTCAACCCACAAACCCGTCAAACAACTGGCTCTTTGCAGCAATTTGTCGTAACTGCTGACTTAACTATTTCGTCAACAACTACGGGAACGCTGTCAATCAGCCCAGCCATCTATACGGCGACTAACGCTTTGGCTACCGTGGATTCGTTCCCCGCAGCCAGCGCTGCCTTGGTGTTCTTGGGTGGTTCGGCAACAGCTTACCCGCAAAACTTGATCTATCACAAAGATGCGATCACTCTTGCGACTGCTGACTTGCTGTTGCCACAAGGCGTAGACATGGCTTCACGCCAAGTGCATAACGGTATTTCGCTGCGTATCGTGCGTCAGTACGATATTAACAACGACCGTATGCCTTGCCGTGTGGACGTTTTGTACGGTTTTGCAGCCATTCGTCCGGTTACCGCCGTGCGTTTGTGGGGCTAAACAGAGTGGGGGCGTAAGCCCCTTCTTCTAAACTTTTTAAAGGAATTTCATCATGGCATTTCCAAATGGCGCAGGTGGCTATCAATTCGGTGATGGCAACGAAACCGAAATTAACATGGTCACGCAAGTGACTCCTACAGCTAAAGTAGCCGCAGCCACTCTGACTGCTGCTGAATTAGCAACCGGCATCATCACCTACACGGGTGCTGCTGTTGCATTGACTATGCCTACAGGCGCGTTACTAGACGCTGCTTTCCCAAGCATGAAGGTCAATAGCTGTTTTGACTTTTTCATCATCAACACGGGCGCAACTAACGCTGCTACGGTTACGGCTAGCACCGGCGTAACTTTGGTTGGTGTTGCTGCGGTTGCAGCAGTTACGGCAGCTAATTGGCGCGTTCGCAAGACCGCTGACGCAACTTACGTCGCTTACCGCGTAGCTGGTTAACGCGTAGAGGGGTGGGTGATCCTCACCCCTCGCACTAGGATTCTGAATGCACATTTATCTCAAGCACCCCGTACACGGCAACAAGGTGGCAATTTCCAATTTGGAAGCCGAAAATGACGTTAAAAACGGGTGGGAAGTATATAATTTAGACGCGCCGGTAGAAGAGGCTGCGCCTGTGAATGAGTTAAAACGACGTCGTAAAACGGAGTAAGTATGACCACAACCACAGCCGGTGATCAAATCAATGGGGCGTTACGCCTAATCGGTCAACTGGCTGAAGGTGAAGAACCGTCGGCTGCGACCGCTAACGACGCGTTGGCCGCGCTCAATCAGATGATTGATTCTTGGTCAACTGAACGGCTATCTGTATTTACAACTCAAGACCAAGTGTTTTCTTGGCCCCCAGGGCAGATCAGCCAAACGCTTGGCCCCACGGGTGACTTTGTTGGCAAACGTCCTATTTTGTTGGATGATTCAACATATTTTCGCGACCCATCATCAGGCATTTCGTTTGGCATTAAGATAATCAACCAACAACAGTACAACGGTATTGCGGTCAAGACCGTAACCTCAACTTATCCACAAGTGATGTGGATTAACACCAATTACCCCAATATTGATATGCACATCTATCCGGTGCCTACTAAGGTGCTAGAGTGGCATTTCATTAGTGTTGACCCACTTGATACCCCTGCGTTGTTGTCTACGCCCTTGGCGTTTCCGCCAGGCTATCTTCGTGCGTTTCGCTACAACTTGGCTTGCGAACTTGCGCCTGAGTTTGGTGTTGAGCCTAGCCCCCAAGTGTCGCGCATCGCCATGTATTCCAAGCGTAATTTGAAACGCATCAACAACCCTGACGACATCATGTCGTTGCCGTACTCAATTGTTGCAACGCGCCAGCGCTTCAACATCTTTGCGGGCAACTATTAATGAAGTCGCCTATCCTTGGCTCAGCGTACACGGCTCGCAGCGTCAACGCTGCGGCCAACCGTATGATCAACTTGTTTCCCGAGGTGATTGCCGAGGGCGGTCAAGAGCCAGCGTTCCTAAACAGGGCTCCAGGCTTGCGCTTGATCACGGCCGTGGGAACAGGCCCCGTGCGCGGGTTGTGGACGTTTGACAACAATATGTACGTTGTGTCGGGCAACTCGCTTTACAAACTTGACCTTGAGTACAACATCACAACCATAGGTGTGGTGGCCAACGATGGCCCCGTGTCAATGACTGATGACGGCATTCATTTGATGGTAGCGTGTAATGGGCCAAGTTTTGTTTACAACGCTGACACCGACGCGTTTGGTGAAATTACAGACGTAGATTTTCCTGGCGCGCTAACCGTGTCGTATCTTGGCGGCTATTTTGTGTTCATTGAGCCCAATAGTCAACGCGTATGGACATCTACACTGCTTGACCCACTCACCATCGACCCGCTTGATTTTGCAAGCGCAGAGGGCGATCCTGACCATCTGGTGTCATCCATTACTGACCATTCTGAAGTTTGGCTGTTTGGTGGCAACTCGGTTGAGGTTTGGTACAACGCGGCGGCAGCAGGTGCGGGTTTTCCCTTATCCCGCATTCAAGGTGCGTTTAACGAGATTGGTTGCGCTGCAACATTTTCCGTTGCCAAGCTAGATAACGGTTTGTTTTGGCTTGGCGCAGATGATCGTGGGCGGGGAATTGTTTATCGTTCGCAAGGCTATACGGGCGTGCGAATTAGCACTCACGCAGTCGAATGGCAGATTCAACAGTACGGCGACATCTCAGATGCAATTGCCTATACCTACCAGCAGGACGGTCATGCGTTCTACGTTCTGACCTTCCCTACCGCGCAAGCGACTTGGGTGTACGACGTAGCTTCTCAAGCGTGGCATGAGCGGGCAAGTTTTACCAATGGCAGCTTTAGCCGTCACCGCAGCAATTGCCAAGTATCGTTTAACCAAGAAATTATTGTTGGTGATTATCAAAACGGCAACTTGTATGCTTTTGATTTAGACGTCTACGCTGACGGCCCCCGCACTCAGAAATGGTTGCGCTCATGGCGGGCGCTGCCAACCGGCACCAATAACTTTAAACGTACCGCTCAACATTCGTTGCAACTAGACTGCGAAACCGGCGTGGGTTTGCCAGGCGTGGTCGAAGTGCCAGGGCGTGTGTACCTAACCCCTTTTGTTGTTTCAGGCTCTGTCGGCATTGTCGATCAGATTGAAATCATTAACGCCGTGGATGATTTTGTGCAGCCTCAAGTCATGCTGCGTTGGTCAGATGACGGTGGTCACACTTGGTCAAACGAGCATTGGAAAACAATGGGCGGCGTGGGTGAGTATGGTACGCGCGTCATTTGGCGCAGACTTGGCATGACCAACAAATTGCGTGATCGGGTGTATGAAGTGTCAGGTACCGATCCGGTTAAGATTGCCATTATGGCGGCTGAACTTGACGTGGATGTAACCGCAGCATGACAAACAACATCACTCAAATTACCGCACCGCGTGTGCCTATCGTAGACCCTAAAACGGGGCTAGTTTCTCGCGAATGGTTTCGCTTTTTTAACGCAATTTATGAGCAGCTAGGCGCGGGTACGGGTGCTGCGTCGGGTACTTTCACCACAACCGATTCTAAAACCGTGACGGTCGTTAACGGCATCATTACAGGGATAGTCTAATGTCGATCAATCTTTCAGCCTTCGCCGGTGCGGGCGCTCAATTCCTAGACGCCAACGGCGCGCCGTTGTCAGGCGGCTTGCTCTACAGTTACCTGTCGGGTACGTCCACGCCGGCTACGACTTACACCACCCGCGACGGCACAACCAACAACACCAACCCAATTGTGTTGGACGCGGCGGGACGCACACCGTATGAGGTTTGGTTAGACGGCGGGGTGTTGTACAAATTTTTGCTAAAGTCATCGACTTTTGTGCAAATTGGGTCGTATGACGATATTCCTGCAATTAACGACACTACGACCGTCAATAACTTGATCACAGTGGCCGGCACTAACGCGTTGACCGGTTTAGCTACGCCTACGCTTTCAGGCTACGCCACAGGCGCGCAATACAGCTTTATCGCACAAAACAACAACACCGCTGCGGTCACAATTGATATTGATACGCTAGGGGTTAAAGCCATCACTAAATTGGGCTCTATCGCTTTGGCGGCTAACGATATTGTTGCCGGCGCGCTAATGCTGATTGAATACGACGGCACTCAATTTCAATTACTAAACTCAGCCAATTCCGTATTTGACGGTGTCACGGTTGACTACATTAAAGAAACGTCAACGACATCTGCCACAGCAGCTACCGGCACAATTAACTACGACATTTCAACGCAGTCGATTGTTTACTACACGACTAACGCAAGTGCCAACTGGACGTTAAACTTTCGCAGTAGCAGCAGCCAATCACTTAACAGCTTGATGGCAATAGGCCAAACCATATCGGTAACCTTTATGGCGACCCAAGGTGCAACGGCGTATTACAACTCGGCTGTAACAATTGACGGCGTATCCGTTACGCCAAAATGGCAAAGTATTGCTCCGACTTTTGGTAACGCTAGTTCGGTGGACGTCTACACCTACGCAATTGTCAAAACCGCAAGTGCTACGTTTACGGTCTTTGCCTCACAAACCAAGTTTGTTTAGGACTGACGATGCCACGTTTAGCTAGAATTGGCGCAGCAGCAACCGGAGCCTTTGGCTTTGGGACAAACTCGGACTACCTCGCAAGCTACCTAGTTGTTGCGGGTGGAGCGGGTGGCGGGGGTAACGCCATTGGCGGTGGCCCAATT